TTTCTTTCTAGATTCTTTTTCAACTTTCTTTTCAGGTGCTTTCTTAACTTTCTTTGCTAACTGTTTTTTTACAACTTCTTTTTTCTGCTCCATAGGAACTTCAGGTGTTTGTCCTATTGATCTTGATAAATCTACTAAAGGCATTTCCTCTAAGGGTTGATCTACTGGTTTAACATTTAATGAGTCTAAATACCCCATAGGATCACTTGGAACATTTGTTTTAGCCACTAACCCTGTTTCTGTAGTAAGAGGATCTTCCGGCAATTCTTGTGGCATTAAATTGCTATGTCCTGTCATAGCAGCCATACTTTGTAATATTTTATTTGTACTGTTAGTCATATTATTCATGTTATTATCCTTGTTCCCATGGTTGTGTTTTTAACCAATCATAAAGACCACCCATTCCTTCATAAGCTCTTTGTCCATACTTTTCAGATTGTGGTTGATAATATCCATACTGTAACATATCCGGTGCAGTTCTAGCTTTGCCTAATGCTAATTGATTTTTAAACTGCTGTTGCTGTAATCTTTTATTATACATCTGTTGTCTATTGCGTATATCAGTATTTGCTGCTGACAATGCTTGTCTTGCACCAACATTTCTCTTTCTACTCTGCATTAAATTAGCTGCATTAAATCGTCTTAAAGCATCCATAGCTCTTGCTCTATCTGCCTGCATACCATATTCTTGACCTCTTATTTGTCCACCTAACTGACCTGCACCCATAATTCCCTGTAATGCTCTCTGTTCGGCTGCTCTTGCTGTCTGAAAGCCTCCTAATGCCCTTCTACCGGCAGATTCCTGTTGACCTATCATTTGTTGTGCTAAACTCAATCCTGAGCCTGCTGTGCCCATCTGACGAGCTCTCTGTTGGATTGCCTCTCTTGCACCCCTTTCTCTTGTAGATTCCTGCATAGCAATTTCTTCCATTCTTGCCCTATCTGTGTCTGTAAGCCCTTCTTGTCCTATCTCTGATAGTTTACTTAATGCATCCATTTGAGCTGATCTTAATCTGGGATCTTCTCCTATATCTTGAAAAGCTGTTCTACGTATTTCCGGAGGTACTACATCCCCTGCATATTCTATAGCTTGTAATGCAACTTTCTGTTTTTCTATATCAGGTAAATCTATATTATCATAATATTCTTTTATACGATCTAATGCTGCTTTAGCCTCTTTATCAGACTTAGCACCTTTAAGTGTATCATATAAAAGACTTAATCCTTGTATTGCTGCTGGTATTATAACTTGTGCTGCCATAATTTTCCTCCTAATATTCTATTCCTTGTAATAAGTTTTGTAATGCTTGATAACGTGCATATTCTTCCGGTGTTGCAAATTGTCCTTCTAATGTTGGTGCGCCGCCTAAAGCTCCTATTTGACTTTGAACATCCTGTTGTGTTTGCTGTAAATCAGCATAACTATCTTTAACTCCTTGTATTTGAGCAGATAATTGTTGTTTAATTGCTTGTACTGCTTCTGGTGGAGCTCCTCTATAATAATCACTTGCTTTTTCTATTATCTCGTTTACAGGTAAATTAACTATATCCTGTTCTGTTATCATTGGTAAAGTTCCAGTTAAAGTATTTAAACGTGTTTGATAAGTTTCTTGAGGTGTTTGTAATTGTTCTCTAATACCTGCTACATCAGTTTGATATCCCTGCTGTGCTGTCTCTAATCCTCTTTGAGCTGTTTCCATTTCAGGAGCATACGAACCATATAAACTTCTCAATGCTTCTTCTTGCATTCCTAAGTCTCTTTGTGCTTGCTCTGCTATTCTTTGTTGTTCTTCCATCTGTTCAAACTGTGGAGCTTGATATTCTCTTTGAGCTTGCCCTAATGTCTCTCTTGCAGTAGGATCAGTTCCTATAATAGCAGCATCTAATATAGAACCACCTCTTGTACCTGCTCCCATACCTAATTCTTGCAAAGCTCTTATTCTTCCAGCTTGTTCACCTAATCCACCAACTATAGGAGCATACTCTCTATGTTGTTCTCGTAAATCTTGGTACTGTTCATCAAAACCGGATATATCAGGCTGTTCCTGTCCTTGAAATATTTCCTGAAACCTTTGTTGTATATCTTGAGTTTGACCTGGTTTGAATTGAGTAGGATCTTCTCTAACCTGTTCTAAATATTCTGTAGTTTGACCTATTCTTTCAGGATCATACTGTGGTATATTTATTCCTCTAGCTTTTTCCTCTATTTCTTCTCCCCTACCAATAGTTCTTAATGCAAGTTCTTTACTCATTCTTTCAGCTTGAGGTTTATTTATATCTACATAACGCTGAAGATTTACCCAACCAGGTGTAAGAGATTGTCCACGTCTCTGTGTTCCACCACTTGTCAATACAGTACCCTCAGTACCTATTTGCTGAGTAGGTTCTTCATATCGTCTTTCTTCTTTTGTCTTTACGTAAGCCATAATATCTCCTAAATAATTAACAATTTTAATCTATATTTTGTTCCAGAAGTTATACCAGTTATATTTTCTATTTTGACATACCCTTCGTTAAAGCTCCAATCTACATAAACAGCACTTGTAATTGCTTTATGATAACCAACTCCTTGTTCAACTATTTGACATAAAATAACCCCAAACGGCTCTAAACTAGTAGCTATTTGATAAGGCAAGTCATTATCTGTTAAAACAATATTAACTTTTTGAGACGTTATGTTATCATCAAAAGTTACTTTCTTATCTAAAATATTATATATAGACTTAAAAAACTTATTTAATGGTGCTAATATCCTATCAATCCATCCAGGAGCATCAGGTAGTTCTTCTTTACGAATAATTGTAATTTCAGGTAATCTCATTTCTCAAACCTTTGTGAACTTGGTGTAAACATAACTGATACACCATTTAAAGTAAAATTAGTAAAACATCTTTCCATAACAATAGATATGTTCTGCCATAAAGCTCTTTGATAAGCTATTGGGAAATAAGTTCTATTCTCCTGGTTATTATCTCCTGTAACAGTACCACCCCAAGGCATTAATCCCCATGGAAATGATCCCCATGTTACACTTGCACTTGTAGGTGTCATTGTTATTTCATTCTCAACCGGATTAAAATTATTCTTAACTTTAACCTTATACTGTTGAAAATAATCTATATCTCTAAAAATTACAGTCATTTCTGTAAATCGTTTCATCATCATAGGATCGCCGGCTGAAATAGGCAACCATTCTAACGTACATTCAATAGGTGTTTCAACTGTAGCTGCACCTGCAACAAAATTACGTAATTGGTCTATAGTTATTGTATTCGTACTAGTATCTACAGCTGTTATATGTCCATCATTAGAACCCTGTACTATAGAATCACCTACACTTACGCCAGTAACATCAGCAAGTACAATATCATATCCACTTCTTGAGTTTATTGTTACAACTAACTCATCATCAGAATAATCAAACTTTGTATATGTTTTTTTCTCTTGATAAATATATCCATCTTCATCACCAAAATATAATTTATCATCTGTCTCATTTACAAACCCACCATCTTTAACTAAAGCCCATGTTGTCCATGAGTCAGTAAAAGAATTATATACAAACATCTCTTCACCTGTAGAAAGTATATAAAGTCTATTGCTTTCATACGTCAATCCAAAAGCATCAGATTTAAAATTAGGTTGTAATTCTGCACTTAAATATTCAAGTATCTGATCCTCAATATCCCATGATTTAACTTCAATACCTGTATCTGAAACAGCTACCACTCCCTGATCTGTAAAACAATATATCTGGTTATTAAACACAGACGCAGTAGATGCACCCCATAACTTAACTGTATTATCAAATAATGATATTTGGAAAGAAAATACATCCTCTCCAATAAGCCTGTAAAGTTCTCCATCGTCTTTAAAAATAAAGACACTATCCCTTAAAGCCATTACCCTTACTATTTCACTGGATTGACTTCCTATGTCAAAATAATTAGTAATAGGTACAGCCTCAGGAATACCAGGTTTACTAACATATATCCTGTTTATTTTTGTTTCATTCTCACTACTTTGTGTAGTTCCGGATGTAGGCAATACAGGATTATATGCATCGCCATTTGCTGATACAGTCAATGCAAAAGATGTATCAGTTAAATCACGTCTCTCAATTAATATCTTTCCAGGTAAATCATCATACCCACTTATATAATAAGCATACACAGTCGTATTAGAAGAATATTTATTTATAGTCTTAACTAAACTACGAGCTGTATTAGCTATTTGATCTGCTGTGCTAGCACTTATTGTGTCTATTAAAAACTCTCCATTAGCAGCATCTTCAATTACTTTAGCTGTATAAGTCACTCCACCAATAGTTATAGTATCATCTTCCTGTATTCCTCTTGTTCCAGCAACACCAATAATTGTTAAATAAAATCTATGTCTTGTCTTTGTGTTAGCATATATAGCACTATTCTTATATACCGTTATATCTTTTGCTAACGGTGGTATCTCATTACTATTAGCAATACCCTCTTGAGAAGGTGCTGTATATATTGTAGCTCCTCTTAATGAAGAAGGAACGTTATCTGTAAATGTAAACTCTTTTGCTGTTATCTCTGCTGCTGTAGGTTGATCTTCATATATTAATCCTAGCTCATCATTAGCAACATCATCAGCGCTTGCAGAAAAATCACTACGATATATTTGATAAAAATGATCTGTTGTTATCCCAGTCGGTATTTGTATTGTAAGTTCAACATCACATGTATCCCCTGTATCTGCATTAGCTATCTCTATTCTTTGTGATACAGCCCCTATAACGTTAATATCATTAGCATCTTTCTTTCCCCATACTATACGATAAGCAACTTGAGTGTCTGTAGTAAAAAACCCTGTAGCACCAACTAAATCAGCAGTTCCACCTAATGCTTTAACCATTCCAGCATCAACTATACTGTTGGTTATACCGTCTAACTTCTTAATCCCGTTAGTTGTAGTAAAATATATACTACCTAACTGTTTAATAGATCGTATTCCTATTTCACTATCAGGAGCTATATAAGAACCAGCATAGTCTACCCATGTTCCTGTATCATCACTATCATACGCTAAATGACTATAATCATAATGTATTATAATTTTATCTTCAAAATTAAAGAACCGTTTAATCCTTGTACCACTTCCCAATGTAACAGGACTACCATATCTTTTTATACCACGTCTGCTCTTTGCAGTATTAGGTCTATCTATTACAACATTTTCAGCAACTTTTAATGCTCCAGGTTGTTCTTTATGTGGTGACGGATTAGTTTTTAATCCATCTATAGTTAAAATAACTTGTCTAGCCATACGTTAAATATTCCCTATTTAAGAAACTATCATATTGTACTAATTTCTTTAATTTTCCTGTTATTCTTGGTGTTATTAACTTCTCTACATTCATTTTCATTTCATTATATTTAGTTGTAGCCAATTTCAAACCTGCACTATCGCTTAATGCCTCCATCATCTTTAATACACAAGCCTGACATAATAGATTTTGACATTCTAACGGTATATTCGCTACAGGCGAATAATTAGTAGTACAAACATAATCTCCAGCCTCAAAATCACTCGGTAGACTTGAAAATGTTATTGTTAGACCACTTATTGTCCCTGTAACTTCATCACTATATATTGTGAATGGTGGTTTATGCTTTATTAAGTCTAATTTAGTAGAATTTGTCCATGTAGTAGGCATTGTACCTAATGTAACAACATTCCCAGATACACTGGAAGATGCTCTAACAGGATTTGTTGTATTAGCAGTAGTAACAAGCTCATTTGGTCTGTAATAATAATACATTCTTAATGTTTTTCCAGCATAATCCGAAGGGTTCATTAAGTATATATTATTTCCGTTAATATACATCCCTGTTTGATGTTTACCCATAGCAGATAACGAAATACGCCCAACTTCAATGAAATTATCACCATCAACTATAATAACATCCCTTAATATATTCCCCATAGCCTTAGTAGGTATTGAATATTCATTAGTTCCAGCTACTATAGTATGATCTTTATACTTAATGAAATATTCTTCCTGCATTGACATAATAAAAGGCACTATATTTGAGTACATTTCATCTGTCATTATCTGTAACATTTCTGCATCAGTGAAAGCGGGTTGTCCTGTAGGTACAGCAGCCCATAATTTAACTTTATTTAATAATTCAGCTGTAGTATATCCCATTATTTATCCTTTTTCTTTTTAAATGAAATCATTATGATAGTTCCTAACGCTTTCTTTTTAGCTTTTTTTTCTAATCCTGTTCCATCTGCTTTGCCTTTACCGGGTCCCATTCCTCTACCATAAGGACCAGTACCATCAGGAGTACCATACTTTTTATCCCATTTTTTAGCTATTTCAGGTTTATTAGCGTGCATCCATCGCATTTGAGATTTTGATTTATAAGGCATACTTACCCCCAATTACTTATTACTGTTGGCTCTATAGCTTTTAAATCAGCTTTAAATGTAGTCATAAAACTATCATAATCAGCATTTTCAAGTATTATATTTTTTGCCATTAAAGATGAAGATTTAAAATCATTATCTTTTATATATCCCTGTGAAACTTCTATACGTACTCTTTTTTTTGAAGGTTGTATAACTATTTCAGATATTACACCTTTGAATTCTCCTGTTTTTACTTCATCCATTACATCTGGTATTGTAAATGTACTCATAAATCCTCCTATACATTATTTCCATTAATTTTTTTTATATTTTCTGTATCTGTTCCATTTTTTTTAGCAGCTGTAGTTCTTAGGTTAATACTATTTGCATCTAAATGTGGACTATACTGATCAAACCCTATATCCCAGTCAGTAGTACGTACTTTGAAATCAATATCATCATCAAATGCGAAAATAGCATCTCCACTTAAATCAGTTCCTTGTCCATTTGCTGTTGTATCAGTATTTGCTAAATGTAAATCATCACTGCCTTCATTTCTAAATGTTACAGTATCAGCACTTGTACAAGTTGTCTGCGTTATAGCACCACCACCATCAGTAACAAAATCTGATCCATTATCTTGGCTTATACAATTCTTTGCTAAACATTGAGGGTTAGATGAGCTAAACGCAGCATTAGCACAATCTTTAGCAGTACAATTATACCAATACACATCTGGATCAGTATCAGCTGCCCAAGTAAAAAACCCTGTTCCTGTACTAGTAACTGATGTAATATTCATAACCATACAATTGATCCAATAAGCTGGATTATTACCCATGTCACCAGTATAATGTCCAACATGTGGTTTATTATCACTATCGCTATCAATAGCCATACAACCAACTACTTCTACGTATCCTGCATTAACCCATATATTAAAAGTTGTACTTTCCCCGCCATTATAACTGGAATTTATTTTTGTGACTATATCTTGCACTTTAAAATAATTTTCAACTATAGCAAATATATATTGCGCAGTACTACTTAAATGAAATTCAACACAAGACCCATCAGTTTTTGGTATTCCTTTATGTTCTTCACCACTTGCTGGTCTAATTATTCTCATATAACTAGAGCTAATAGTAGCACCTGTAACATAAAGATTACCATCAGCATGAGCGCCTGCATAACATTCTAATACTTCACTTTGCGTAGCTGTTACAAGGTCATTATCAGTAGCTTGTTCCCAAGTAGTTAAAGCACTATAATCTTTTCCGCCAGCACTATCATAAGTACTTACATTTTCACTTGTTCCTGTCTTTCTACTACTAGCCACTTATAACCTCATCTATTTTCTTAAAATTTTTATCTATTTTATTATATATTAAATTAGAAACTGTTTTTGGTAAATCTTTTTCTTTTTCACTATCATCACCGCAATCAACAAATTGTGTTCCTAGAGCATGATTAGCACCTATCCCATCAAACTTTTCTACTAATTGAGTAGCTTTTTTAAATGGTTGATATATTTTATTTTTATCCTCAACTTTCTCCATATCTAATTCAGGCAATAATTTCTTTAACTCTGTAAAATCTATTTTATATTTATTTTTTATATCTTCAGGATTAGTTCTATTGGTTTCTAATTCAACTCGTAATTCTTCATAATCAATATCTGAATTTATTATAACTATTAAATACTGATCAATCTCTTTTCTACCCCAATTCCAAGGATGTGGTCTTACAGATATAATATCACCTTGTTTTTTTCTTTTAGCACCATTAGGGTATTGATCATTAGGGGAAGTATCCTGTTCATCGGCAACAGCAATAGCTAATTCATACTTCATTATTGTACCTCATAATAATCGCCACTAGGATTAAAATATATCATATCAGCAGTCATAGCAGTCCCAACATATCTTACTATATCTCCTGATCCACTAGGTGCAGTTTGTGTCATTGTCCCTACTGTTGTTGAAACATACAAAGGCTGTCCAGGTGTCCAGGCCCAATCATCCTCTTGAGCAAATCCTATATGCATTACTTTTTTACTCCCTGTACCACTTTCAAGAGCAAGAGCTAAATCACCATCACATGTAGCCTCTGCGTCTGCATCAGCCTCATCATAATTTCCATCTGCTGCCATTTCTAATAAACTAAACACACCAACACTATTAGTGTCTACAGTTTGTGTAGTCATACATACTGCACTATATTCTCCGTCACTATCAGGCAATTTTACATGTATATTTTTATCATTAGTATCTAAATCCCCACCAAGCTGTGGTGTAGTATCTTCCACTATATCTGAAATTCCAGCATTATTATCAACATAAGTCTTAACCGCTTTTTCTGTTGGTACTGCTGTATCACTATCGCCACCTAAAGTACCATCAGTAGAAAATTCTGCTATTGTTACACCATTATTTTTAATTTCTAATCCACTACCAGATATTTTAGCACATTCAGAACCACCAGCCACAAAAGTCATATCCGGTGTCGCTCCATGTTGATAACCTATATACCCATCAGCTCTAGTGTCATCTGAAAACAATATAGCTGATAATGCATTTGTAGGAGAAATAAGATTTATAGCACAAGTTGTGTTATTTTCTACAACTAATACATCTAATGCAGCATTCGGAGCAGCAGCCCCAACAGCATCGGCTAACTCTACATGACAAGTAGCAAGAGGTGTTGTTGTTCCAATTCCTACTTCGCCACCATCTTCAACAAATATACCTGCTCCTCCATCTTCTGTTAACTTTAATCCTGCACCATCTCTAGCTTGTATTTCATCAGTTTGTATTTTCCTACCATCACCTATATCCCAGTCTGATGTTAATGTTTGTGATCCATCTACTAATACTAAATCTGTGCTATCTTTACCATCTACCTGATCTGCATTAAGATTACTTACTACTGTTGTACTCGCTACAATTAAAGGAGCTGTACCAGTTGCAATATCACTTTCAAGCTGTTCTGCTGTTATCTTATGTGAACCGGCATCCCAGTCACCTGATAAACCTTGTGACCCATCTACAAGTACTAAATCAGTGCTGTCTTTTCCGTCAACTTGATCTGCGTTTAAGTTACTAACTACTGTTGTACTAGCTACAATTATTGGTGCTGTTCCGGTTACTATATCGCTTTCAAATTGTTCAGCTGTAATCTTATAACTTCCTGCATCCCAATCAGCTGTTAATGGTGTACTACCATCAGTTTTTACACATCCTGCACCAACTGATCCATCTACATAAGTTTTTACAGCTTTTTCAGTAGGTACTGCATCATCACTATTATCTCCTAAAGTACCATCTATACTAAACTCGTTTACACTTGCACCACTTTTTAAAGTAGCTCCGTTTGCATCTATAGTTAATTCTGTTGTAGCTGAAATTAAAAATTGAATATCCGGCGTATCAGATATTTCCATTTTATGGTTACCGGGATTAGCTAATTGAACAGCCATTGCAGTTAAACCTGAATAAATTGCAGAAAATCCAGATAATGTGCCACCACCTGCTCTAGTAGTGTTTATATCACCTTCCATGGCAATATCACCAACTCCATCAATATCACCACTTGTAAAAACTAGATTAGTACAACCATTAATATCATTATTTCCCATCTCTAAACTACCAGACATGGTATTAGTGCCATCTAATAATAAAATATCAGAACTATCTTTTCCATCCACTTTATCTGCATTAAGATTAGCACATACTGTTGTACTACTCACTGTTAATGGAGAAGTTCCCGTTGCTATATCAGAAATAAATCTTGACGCCTGTATATAATAATTCCCTATATCCCAATCTGCTGTAAGTTCTACACTTGCATCTTTATATAAAGCACTCGCAGCCAATGCCACCATCGCATCAGTTGCGATCTCCCCCCAATCCGATTCGCCATCTTCTGGATACGAATACGATGTACTATTAATTGTTAATGTTACTGCCATATTACCACCTTAATAAAATAAAATAAAGACGAGGAGCGTGCGAAATCGCACACCCCTATAAATTATGAGGTTATTCCACTCATATAAACTGTGTGAGCAGGTTTCTCAATAAAGAGAGCCTGATGATCTTTTATATGATCCGTCATATCTTCGATCTCCTGTAAGAACTGCCATTAAATCAGTCCATACATCAGGATTAAGTAAGCTAGTAGCTTTTTTCCTTAATCCTCTAGCTGTAGCTAATGCAACTGCTGCATAAAACTTAGCAACTGTAATTGCACCAACTGAACTTGATGTATTACCTTGCCAAAGATTATAAGTAGTAGCATTAATTCCAAACAGTGATCCTGTGTTAGTGATGATCTTCTGTAAACCAGCCATTTCATTATAAACAGCTCCACCTGATGCTGCTGTTTCTGGAAATATATCTAATACTTCTCCAGATCCATTTATAACAGCGTCAAGTTCTATAATGTCGGCATTAGTTCCAGTCACATCAATAGTCTTATTAAATACATCTACTGCTGAAATTGTAAAAATACCTGTAGAACCAGATACTTTAGAACCTGATGGTTCAAAGAATTCAACCCTTGAGTTTTCCATACCTGACCAGATACCTGTTGACCAAGTAGCTGTTGTGATATGTACTCTAAAAGTTGTGCTACCCTGATTAGTACCAGTAGTAGTCTTTCCAAGACCAATCTGACCATAGAGCAAACAAAGCTCTAATCTTTTAGTCATGGTTTCAAGCATATTCTTAACAATAAGCTCTGTAGTTCTTACAAACGCTTTTTTGTTTGTGCTTGCTTTTGCTGCTGATTCATACGGAATACTTGATCTTAGTAACATCTGGTATCCGTCAACAACAGCATCTTTCATGGTCATAGCAACACTTGCTTTTAAAGCAAACGCACTTGAACCACTTGCAGCATATGTCATGCCGCCTTCCTGTGCTAATACAACTGGCTGATGAAAACCATCACCAATTTGTTCACGATCTGAATATTTAATCAGACGTGTTAACATAGCATCATCAGGAATTAAATTTTCGATTTGATCTGCATATATTTCTTTAAACAGACCATCTAATTGTGTTAAATCTGCATATTGTGCCATTATTAATCTCCTTGATATATTTTGAATATATGCTCGTTTATGCTTGATAGCTTAAACGTCCGGAGATCAATAATAACGTACGATAGGAATTATTGATTTTAGGATAGTTATAGCGTCGTTTGCATTCGCAACACTATATTTCTAACTAATAATTATACTATAATTTTGTTCAAATTGCAAGTTTAATCTTCAATATTTTCAACCATATCATGGAGTTCTTTTTGAAACTCAGAAAATAATTTTTTCTTTTTTCTTTTACTCCTGATAGGATTTTCATTAGACTCCTTCTTAACCTTTCCCTGCTTTTCTTTTATCCGGCTTATATCATGCTGGCGTAATTTTTTAATGAATTCTTCTCCCATCAATTTATCTAATTTTTCCTGCTCTAACGATGTTAGATGAGATATGTCGTCTTTGTACTCATTAAGAACTTTCTCAACTGCCTGTTCTGCTGTCATCTCAGTATTAGTTGCTAAGGCATTTGACATGTGAGTTGCTACACGCCTGACCGTATAATCGTTAACCGGTAAAATAGATTTTTCCAAAGCTCCATTAATTTGTTTTGTATATTCTTCTATATACTTTTCAGACTCCTGCTGTAATTTCAATTCTTCCTGCTGTTGTTTGAAAGTCTTATTTTCTTCTTCAAGCTGTTTTAGCTTTTTATCCTGATCTAAAACTTTCTTTTCTTCTTCACTCATATTTTCATAGTTCAATTTATCATACAAATATTGAGTAGCAAGTTCGTCAAAGTTAATCCCCATAGTATTCAATACTTTTACGGGATCACTTTTTAAAGCATTAAAAATCTTTTCAGTTTGTTCTCTAACTTCTGACGCCTCTTTGAAAGCCTTATCAGCTCCAGCAAATTTCTGAGCCATTTTATAAACTTCATCTTGTGTAAACTCTTTCTCCTCTCCGTCAATTTTTAATTTGACTTTTTCGGATTCTTTAGATTCAGACTCTTGTTCTTCTCCTGTATCCTCTGTAGTTTCTCCTGTCTCCTCTTGATTTTCTTGGTCATTTTCTTCTTGAGTTGTTCCAACGTCATCAGTTCCAGTTTCTTCTGTTTGATTTTCTTCATTTGAAACTTCCTCTGTATTTTCAATAACTTCTTGAGTATTGTCATCCATTTGTACCCCCTACTAGTAATTCTTCTGATACTAGAGTATGATTTGCTTTACTGTTCTTTAAGAAATAATTAAAAGTCACTCCCTTAGTATCTTCCAGCACTGCCCTTGCATAAATCACAAATGGTTCATCTTCTTTCTTTTGTGTTTTCATCTTAACCATGTCAAGTAAATTAAATCCGAATGTTTTAGTTTCTTTGTTCATTTAGTCCTCCAATTATATTTTATTTTACCCAAGTTTTTTATAATCTTATAAACTGACTCGGGTTTAACACCCCATTTACGTGCGATCTGTATTTCGTTCCATCCCTGATCTACTAACTTTTTAATAGCATCTAGGTTTATATGTTTGCTCATAATCCCCCCGTCTCTGCGTTCCAAGTCTCATTAGTAAGGGCGTTCTTAGGCATGTTAGGCATATTAGGTTGTTTAGGTTGTGGTTGTGGTGTTTTATCGGGGTTCTTTTGGTCTGCTACATCTGGAGCAGGTCCCATTGGTTGAGCTACAGGTTGACCTATAACAGTCAGTAAAAACGGATCTGTAGTCTGTAAAGCAACTATATGCTGTTGGATGTGATTCAGTACAACGCCAACAACTTCAGAGACTCTCGCCTCTGGGCTTGCTAGTACGCATTTATGTTCTGTAATATGGGTTATATGATTATCAACTGCTGTGACTGGTGTTTCTTTCCCATCCATTAATTTTTCATTTTCACTTTTAATTAACATCAATTCACTTTGTACGCCCTCAGTCATTGGTTCAATCTGTCCTGTATTCAATACCTGTAAATACTGCTCCGGTGTCTTAATCATTCCACTTTCAAGAAGTTCTTTAGCCATATCAACCTTACCGGCTGTTGTTTTACTCAAAGGATTTCCGGCGTCAACTATTACTCTATCTATCTCAGATAAATCCTCACTTTTAAATTCTCTCATGTATGTTCGATTAGTCTTTCCGGCTATAGTCGCGACTCGAGGTACTGTCGCATATTCTTGTAATAACTTCACAAGTCCAGTTCCTACCTTCTCTAATAATCTCACATAACCATTTTGTAAATTACTACTGAATTGAATTGCCATACTTTGTACCAATGCCAATGCGGCTCCACTCTTAAGACTTGATTCGGGGTTTCCTCTTGCCGTTGAATTAACACCAGAAATTGTTTCCATTCCTTTTTCAATGTCTTTTAGATAATTAAATATTTCAGCCGGCGTCGCAAGTAAAGGTAAAGGTTCGGGTTTTTTCTGTTCATGATATTCTATCAAATTAAGTCCGTCACTTATCTCAGTCACTTCAATACCTGATCCTTTAGGAGCTGCAATATTCTGTACTCCAAAAGCATTTTGATTTGTTACGATCGTACTATGTAACATATTAATAACATCCTGTATTGCCAAAAGATCAAACGATACACTATATCCGAATGGCTCACTTTCCATGTACTCCGGCACCAACTCATAAACGGGTATTTCATCATAAGGCAGATCGCCGTTAAATGTTACAATGTCTGCATTTATAAACTCAACCATTTTCCCTTTTGGAACACTTGCTGTTTTTTTATGATAAAATGTATATATTGGAATTATATCCGTACTATCCTTTTTCAATCTCTCCTCTATCGCTATAACGTTTTTAACATCTTTTTCTTCATACCATGTAACAATATCATCTCTGAAATCCGGGTACTTTTCAGCATAGTCAAACTTATTCACATAACGTCTTATTATGTACCAATTACAATCTGTCAATTTCTTCTCTGAACAATCCCTTATAACATCAATAGGTGAATAAACAGAAAAGACAACATCACCAGTCTTAACAACTTTTTGCTTGCTTGCTGGAGTCTCCTCATCTTTTTCTATATTCTTTAATCCTTCCGGACCATCTTCAAGTCCTATTTTTTTGCTCATTAAACTTGGTGACTCATCCTCTATAACCTTTTCAATTTCCTGTTCTAAATTATCCTCGCCTTGTTCTCCGTATATGTCGCCGGCGTCCTCATCCCATTCCATTAATAAGTATCCTTCGCCATAGTCTGTTGAAAGCTCTACCTGTTTCGCAAGATACTTTTCTAGCTCTTTTTGTCTCATGTAATAATCAAGCAATCCTTTAGCTAAGATAACCTGCGAATAAGTTTTATGATCACTATTTACAGCTCGTGGATCCCAACTCGGTCTTTGACTTATTGTCATTACTACTAAATGCTGAAGTAAGTTCTTAAAATGGTTTACGTAAATCTTTCTCTTTGCCCCTGTTGGTCCTTTACGCAATACCGAACCCTTACTGTAATAACCGGAGTATTTAGTTTGAAATACATTTCTCCATGTGGTTATTCGTTTCGTAATAGCAAGGTTCTCGTAATAGTCCGTCACTCTATGCCATAATGCGTCACCTAATTCTTTTATATCCTCAAGCGTTGCGAACTGTTCTGTGTTAACTGCTTTTTGTTTCATATATTAACTCCTTTATAATTAATCGAGGTAAGGATTTGCACCTTACATAGTGACAAGTTCAAGGCTCGTCCCCTCAGCTTTCCTCCATGCATTTTTTTGCACTGGGTATTTTTATCTCGCTTAGTGTCTACCTATTCCACCACTCGACTATTCAAATATCTTTGCTATCTCCGGCTTTCTCTTTGGTTGCTCTGGTATAAAAAACTTATCATCTGTTATATGCTTAGGTATAGCTGGATAAGGATTTCTAAATATATCTATATTTCTTACAAAGTAAATCAATGCTGCAACTAAATCATAATGACGATCTTTCTCATTCCTTGCAAACTGTCTTTTATTCTTATCCCATAAACAAGTCTTACACTGCCATATAAGATTCTTACATCTGGGATGTATAACTAACTTCTTATCCTGTATCAATACCCTTACATAATTAACTTGTGCATGTAGATCATCTTTCTTTGTAGGCGATATAATTATATCATGTAATTCGATTAAATCACATATAACTTGTTTATCAGTGTCACTCACTCTTAAGTACATCTTTTTAGTTCCGTATGTTTCAACCTCTATGCGTTTAATCTCATCGGCCACCTTGTTTGTGTTTTTCTTATTCAATAACAATTCATTCTCAATGATGTACTTAGCCTCTTTAAAATCATAATACCCCACTACATACCCGGTATTATCCTCAAAGGCTGGATCTAATGAACCGTATGCATCATAGTAAGGAGGTCGTTCCCATTCTTTGACTATATCATCACTGAATTCAGGCAATACCATCTTTTCAGTGTCTCCTACCCATAAGCCTTTAATCATTCTATCGTGGAATATTCCTGTATATAGTTTCTGTTGTTGTGCGATGTATTCATCTGTTATAATAGGATTGTCTTTAAAGCCGAATTGGTAGTAGTTCATGTCAAGTAAATCTTTTCGGTCAATATAATCTATCTTTATAAAGTGAGCTGGATCATCTGGATTAGTAGTCCATATACAAGGCATTTGTTTTAAGTTCCCTTCTTCCCCCTCTCCTCTACACCTTGAAAGACACATTTCCGTTGTATACTTTGGATAGGTTGTCACTTCATCACCATACCACAACGCAACGTTACCGCCTTTGATCTTCTTTTCTGATCCTTCGTTATTAATACCAATACAAAACACCTCTAATCCTGTCTTAACTCTTATCATAGCCGGTTGACGTGTAAAGTGTAACCATCCTTCAGTACTGTCTATTTCTAATAGTTCGGCAATAACGTTTTTATACAATGTATCTAATGTATTACCAGTTAGTAGAACTTTACATCTTGCAGGGAGTGTACAGATTAATTCATAAAATCTTATATTAGCAACGAATGATTTACCACTAGCTGTTACTCCGGATAATATATTAAATGTTTTTAATGGGGAAAATAGAAAATCTTTTTGTTTCTTACTGAGATCCATTATTTTTAATTTGTCTTAAATCCTGCATAAGTAATAAAAATCTATTTTCGTTTATACTTGTTTTAGTGATGTTTATATTCTTTGGTAATATCTTTGATATAATAGTAAATGCTATTTCCGGTTTATTCTTCCATACTTTGATAGCTGCTTCTTGTTTAATACTATCGGGAACACTCAATAAAGTGTTTATAGCTTTCTTACTTTGTGCTGTTATCTTATTAACAGAACCTTTATTCCTACCATGACCAGGTATTATATTGTCATGTCCTTTATTAACCGATACTTTATTGGATCCCATAATATTATTACTTATTCCCTTATACGTCCATTCTGAGCAAGTTTTATTGGTTGTACGGGACTATTTTAAGGCTTCCGTTTCAATTTCGTATCCCAGACGGTATCTATACAATGAACAGTCTTTAGAAGGACATAACCGTATTTCTTTTGGTTGATTATTACTACACCATAAACAATACTTTCTAATAGCTTTAGCAGGTGTAATATAGTCCTTTGCCTTGTGTCCCATTCTATAAGGATACAAATCACAATCTTTCGCCCAACATTCCTTAACGTCTTTATAACCATCCGAACAATCAAGACATCTTGCACGAATAGACTTAATCCTTGATAATCTCATAAATACTCCTCGCAGTTATTCTCTTCGCATTTAAAAGGGATATGTTATCCCGTAGATATACTACAAACATACCCCTTTAACCCTGCGAAGAGTTATATATATTATACTATACTTTTATAAAATATGCAAGTTAAACATTAAAACTATA